GACCTTCACAGCGCTGGCCAGGTTGGTATCTGTGAAGGATTCGATTAGCACATCGTTAATGTAGCATGAGAAGGTATCCCCGCTGACACGTACGTCGAAAGTAACAGTGTCATCTTCCCAATCTCCACCCCCGGCCAGAGTAAAGGCCCGTGAAGCCACACCGTAGATATTCCCGGTGATTGCTACTCGACTTATTGAAGAAGCCTGCCGGAAAAAATATAGCGTACCTGTATTGCTATCAGCAACACTAGGTTCCATCTTGACGTAAATACATGTTTTGGCAGAAGGATCAACTCTCAGTAGTATGGTAGTCGTATTTTTCCCAAAGTCGGCGCCTGTTTCGAGATGAACGATTCCAACTCGAACAGCATACGCCGAGCCCAAGACCAAATCGTCTGTAATCGCAGACTCGAAGGCACCACTTGACGCTCCGCTCACCAAACCATCGGCACTATCAGAAACGGAGACCGCCCCGTTAGCACTCACTTGCTGGAGAGGAAGGAGTTCTGCATCCCCTGTCGTTGTACCACGGTCGTTGTAGAGAGAATGTGGCCAATCGGTCGCATTCAGAGTCTTCAACAAACCATCAGCGTAGGCAGAGAAGTCGTCAGAGAAGATCGGGTTGTCGAAGTCGATGTCCAGAGATGCCGGATCGAGGGCGTAGGTGATCGCGTCGAGGGATTGGATCAACTCCGTACCGTTCACAACGTCAGCAAAATACTTCGCCAGTCCGCCGCGTTGCCCACCACGAAGGCGTTCTTCCAGGCTGTCGAACGGTCGGACATTCAGGGCGTCGTGAGTCGTACCCTCGGGCTGTTGCCTGTTCGCGGGAATCTCGTTTATCCCCTTGAAGGGGAAATTGAGTTCCAGCGGTGTAGGCCGTTGTGTAGGCATTAGTCTTCCATTCAAACGCACAGGCCCGCCCGCGAGAAACGGACGGGCCTGGGATCATTTCCTGACACACTGCACAGCTTACGCCGGAATGCCAGTTTCTCGTTTGTTAAACTAGTTTGCCATATTCGAGTTTACCCGACTGTCAAGATCGTACGCGGCGAGATCGGATCGGTACAGGATCTTGGCCGCGTAAATCGTGGCAACTGCCGTGCCGGTCTCCTGAGCGTCGATCTCGACAGACAGCACATCGCCGACCGAGAGAGACAGACCAGATAAGTCAAACAGGTACTCAGCGATTGCCTCATCATCAACGCCCTGAGAATCACTTGTCACGGACGAAGACAGATCCTCGACAGCCGACTCACCAAGCTGAGCACGAATGACCTGGTCCAAATCGAGATCAATGGTGTTTGAACCCGCCGACTCATCACCCGTCGTCAGTAGGGCTGTTAGTACGACGGCCAGAGCGTCATTGGACTCATCATAATCCAAGGGGACCGTGACGGGAACCGTGATACTCTCGTTATCGGCATCGAAGGTGATGACGATCATGTTTGAGGACAAAGCAGCGTCCGATGCCCCCGTCGCCACACAAGCCTTCAATGGGATCTGTTTCTCCCTCAAAAACCCGTCGCCGGTTACGAGAAATTCTACTCGTTTCAAAAAATTTGCTTCGTTCATGGCACTCTGCCTTTCCGGCACTGGCGTCCGCCAGTGGCCTGTTATTATGAGAAGCCCACTGTCGGACGACGAGTGAACTCTCGGAAGTTACGAACGTCAACACGGATCGCACCTGGATTACCGCAGTAGCCCAAGCGTCGAGGTGCGGCCCGGTGGTCGATCTTGTGGCTATTGAGAAGAGCTTTCTTCTCGTAATAGCCCATATACCCGGCTGCCGCATCTTCACCCTGTACCTCGGCCTGCCCGAGGGCAGCCCATTTTACTGCCTCGTCGTGAGCGACACCGGCTGGGTGAACGTCGGTGAGTTCTGTGATCTTATCGAAGTAAATGAGATAGGGAAACTCCACCGTGTAGTCTCCGCTGGGAGTCGGATAAACCACCAGATCCCATCGTCGGGAGTTGGTCTGGTTGCGCCGGACAGCCGCATAGTATGGATGCTGGACGGTAGCGTCCCAGTTCTCTCGGGATCGACGGATCTCCAATTCGGTGTTCCAGGAGATTGACACGCCCAGATTGCTGCCTGCTGCGTACGTGATGTCGCCGACCACCTCACCACCGAACGTCTGCGGTAAGCCAAAGACGCCCCCGCTCTCCATAGAGAACACGTCCGCAGACGCCGCACTGGCGTTGCCGGTCACGTTGACCACAGTGGATGACACATAGTTGGCGATCACGAAGTCATCGACGCCGTCGATAGCGAGAGTTGCTCCTTCCATCGAAGCGTAAAAGGTGGCTTCCGAGGCCGTCACAGGGGTGATGTCAGCATCGCCGTCGTAGACTCCCCCAGAAACAGTAACATCTGTGTCCTCGTCAACGTCTTGCCAGAGTACGACACTGGCCAAAGGACGCTGCCAACGCCACCCGGCTGCGGGAGCATCGGCAATGAACATACGGATGCCGTCCTGGACGTATCGTTTGCACTTGTCCAGGTCGTAGGCATTTGTCGGAGCTTGTGCAGGCTCGTCACCGTCGGCGCCGTAGTACGCGATGCCAAGTTTCTCGGCTACCGCGATAACCAGATCGCCAAACGTGAGGGCCGCAGTTGATTCAGCCATTACTATCCCTTGGATTTACCGAAGGTCGCATCTAAACCAGTTTTCACTTTCTTCTCAAGTTCCACAGTTTCTTGACTTTCCTTAATTTTCTTCCGAAGAGCCTTGAACGCAGTGACAAACCGCTTCTTATCAGCACGGATCTCGTGGGCGTCAACTAACGTCTGAGCGTCACTCTCGGCTTTCCATTCTGCTTCCTCGGTGGATATGGGATTATTCTTGCAACCCATGATTACTATCCTTTGGACTTTTTAGGCTCTAGGGCCTTTTTAAGCTCCGGGGCCTTTTTAGGCTCTGGGGCCTTCTTACTCAGATCAACCAGAAGTTCCTGGGCGACCATGATGGCGCCGGTAATAGCGTTCACCTGCCCGACAGCCTGTGCCTTTTGGGCCTCTAACTTGGCGATCTTCTGCTCAAGCACTTTCTTCGTGATTTCCATGTGTCACCTCGTAAACGTCCTGACCCCCGGTAGGAGGCCAGGACGTGATGTCTGTATTTTAGGTACAGACGACCATTGAATTGTTTATCCTTGCAGCATGAACAGGGGACCATTGCCAGCCGGAGCACCGATCATGCGATAACCAGCGTATTGCGTGCCAGCCGTAGCCGGAACAGTTCCACCGATAGCCGTCTCTACACCCTCAAGTGAGCCATCATGTCGGAACATCGAACCAACACCGCCATGACCGTCCACTGAGGATTGCGGGGCGACAAACCGAGGTCCACGGGTCTGAACCCAGAAGTACATATTCGCCGCGCTGACATAGACAGCAGGGACGCCGCCCTTACCGAGAGCCGCATTCGACGCTTCGATGACAGAAGCGTACGGATTCTCGTAAACTTCGCCGCTATGGCTTACGGTTATCGCCGTCGAAACAGGACCGTCGATGTAAATCTTGATAGCCGCATTTGCAGCCGAGGCGTCATTACCGATAACTCCTCGGAACTGGTCGTAGTCGGACCCAGTCCAAACAACACAGTATCCGCCTCGTAATTCGTCCTCTGCGATGGCATCGTGCGTGGTTGCACCGAAAGTAAGCTCTGTATCTCCAACAGCCGCCGCAACCATTGTGGCGTAGGGAATTGCACCAGTCTGGTCGAAATCTACTGACTGGCCGGATGCACATACACCACTCGATTTTGCGTAACGGTATTCACGACCATCTGGCAGAACTCGGCGATCACCGATATTCCATTTGGGGTCTTTCGTCAAAGATGTCGTGTAGATGTCCGCCCAGTTGGACGCACTCGTATCGACAACTTCACTTCCTTGTCGATGGTAATCGACATTTGCTATTCCTCTGGTCATTTTATTTCTCCAATCAAATTCAGGACCGGCCGGTTATGCGGGGATAGGCTTGTGAATCACGAAGCCTGCCGTGCGCCGGTTGGTGCAAAGGTTGTTGTGACTGCCATCCAGGTAGACGGTGAAGGTCGTGTGCTGGAGTCGGTCGGTCATCGGCTTCGATTCCTCCATCCAGTAACCATCCTGGACGAACGGGACGAATTTCTTGAAGTCGATTGTATAGATCGGATCGTACGTCACGCCATCAAGCTGCGGGATGTACTGGATCGGAATCCGATTGAAGTAGCAGGTGCCTTCGATGTCGATGAGGCTCTTGCCCGCCAGATCCTTCGGCTGGGAGTTGTCGTCACGTTTGTCCGCGAGATCCTGGAGTTCCACGTTGATGTCCAGATTCGCGTACATTCGCCTGGTGCCGATTTCGTCCTTACCAGGTGACTTGATGAACAGAGGAGGCTTGAAACGAGTGGCCAAAATTGCTCGCCGTATCGTACGAAGCAGAGCATTGTCCACCTTGGTATAGGTAGCGGCGTAATTACGCCACTTAGCCTCGGCAGCCGCGTCGATACCAGCACAGATCGTGCCAGTTGTAGCATCCTGATACGTAATCGTCTGAGCGTTGAACCCAGCAGTCGTGCTACCAGCGGCCAGCATGTTCAGGTAATACGGCACTCCGTACGGGTACAACTTGTCGGTCGCGCTGGTTGGAGTCTTCCAAGCACGTTCCTCGATCAATTCAGCCAGGGACCACAAACCGTCAGTACGCTTGGAAGTCATCAAATTGATGTATCCCTTCGCACTGTTCTTGTTCCGCAGAATTTCAAGGACATCCCACGAATAGTTCGTGCCGATCTGAGTCCAGGGAACGTCGATCTGGAACTGGACCTGAGCCGTGGTCGGCTGGTCGGTATCAAACAGCTTACGGTAACGTGCATTGCCCGAATGATCGAGCATCACATTACGCTGGATCGAAGTACCTCCGTCGATCTGCATCCGTTCCTCTTGATAGATTCGGCAGAATTCGTAGTCCTGGTTATCCCAGGCTACCTCAAAAGTCTGCCTGGGCAGATCCTTGAGCGTTGTTGCGATGAGGTCGAGTAGGGCATCATTATCAACAGCCATTAGTTTTTCTCCTGCGAGACCCTATTACCCAAAGACAGCCTGGAGACGATCCTCTGTACGAGCCAAAAGCTCGCTACGATCACGAGGCGGACCACCTGCGTCCTTGCGCCCTTTGGCGGATGGACGAAGCGTGATACCTTTTTCTCGTCGTGTGGTGTCTTTGCGAAGTTGATCTCGAATAATTTGTTCTTTGAAACTGCTGGACTCTGAATCGTGAGCCAGCGCCAATGCGTCTGGTACCGACAACTCACGGCCTTGCATAGTTGCTCCGGCTAAAAGTGCGTCAGCCGTCTCCACTACCTTATCACGAAGGCGACTTTGTTCGGCAGTAAGGGCCGTAGGATCGGTACCGTAAGCCTCCTTATAGGGAGCTATCTCGGGGGATACGAAGAATTCCTGGACAATACGAACTAGGCTGTCTCGCTGCGTCTGCTCCGCTTGCGCCTGAGCAGCCGTCGCCCTCTGTACGAGAGGTTCCAAGGCTGCGAATCGCTCGTTAATCGGCCCCATAATCGCCTGTATTGCTTCTTCACTCACACCATACAACTCAGCGAAAGCCTTGGTGTCTATCGGTGTGGTTTGTGAAGCTGCCGATACGGCTGGTGCCGTTACAGCAGGAGCCGCAGGAGCCGCAGGAGCCGTCTGACGAGCCTTACGACCCAGATCAGCCCACTCCTGAATTTCCTTGGTCCGAGAGTCGTGCATCCGCTCGAACGTCTTCAACGCGAGATCTGGATTCGCCGTAGCGAAATCGTCGATCTCTTTGTCGTCCCAGCCACGAGCTTTGGCTGTGCGGCGGTAAGCTGCGGGGAGGGTAGACGCTTCTGCGACTGCTCCCGTGTCTGGCTTGGCCGGTGCGACAGGTTTGACGGCAGCAGGATCGCCATCCGAGGCAGGCTCACCAATAGCCGGTTCAACAGGTGCAGCAGGCTCACCTGTGGTAGGCTCGCCATCGGGATGAGTGACTGGGTCCGGGGTATTGGAATCATCTAGGGCATTGAAGGCATCGAGATGTGTCTGAATCGTATCCTCGATACTCTGATCGCTAGATGGTTGCAATGCCGGATCTTCCACTGGAGTCCCGTCAGGTTGTGTTTTTACTGGGTCCATTATCTAGTTCCTTGTCTGTTGCCTGTTTTCACAGGGGTAAGAGACGACTATCTTCTATTCTCCACGATAAGAGAATCTTTGTCAAGTAAAACTTTTGGTGTCTGCCCAGCCAGAGGCTTTCAGATACCGACGTTTCTGACTCAAACTCCGCATCACGGGGATTGCTGAACCATTATCGAACGTCAAGTCCACGTCAGGAAATCGGCGACGGTGTTCGGCCACGTCCTCTGGATCGGCAAGAAATCCCATTGACTGGAGTTCCACAGGATGCTTGTAGTTCCCCCGAACACTGGGCGGAGTAAATGACTGGGGCATAGGTTTGAGGCAAACAGGACAGGTCGGATTCTGGTCCCAGTCGGCAAGCGGACGGTATTCAACCAGGGAATGGCCACAATCGCATTGATGTTCGTAGATCGGCATTACTGTGCTCCCTCCTGAGACAACTGTATGCCCTCAGTCTGGAGAGCATGAAGTCTCTTACGGAGGATGTCCGCCACCTGCATGTATGTATTGTACGCTTTGGTGTTGCCGGTCCCGGATTCTTTGACGCCCTTCGCCAACTCGTCCATATCTTTAGCCCGCTCCGCAAGTTCTTCGACCTCGGTTTCAATTTCCTTCCTTCGCTTGTGTCCTGGAGATCGAAACTGCTGCATGACCTGGTCTGCGGCCTGGTCATTCAAGGACTTCATTTGAGAAGTTTGTTCATCGCTAAATGCCTTCTTGAGATTCTGAGCAGCATTGGCCTCCACCGCAGCGTCACGGGTCTCTTCGAGTTTCTTGGTTGGGTCACTCAGTGCAAGAATGTCCTGCCGCATTCGTCCAGACGTTCCCGCCGTTGCACGTTCTCGGGTTATTTTAGGTAGGGGCATAGTCTATCCTCATATTGCCAAAGCTGAGTCAGGTTGTGCAGCGGACATAGTCTCAGGAGTCACCCCGAATCCCATGTCCGCTTCCCGATCTTTCAAAGCCACATTAGCTGGCTGGCCGTTCTGCATTGTAGCGCCTATGCCTCCTCCTGGACCACCCGAAGTCTGCACCTTCGCGTTATCCGGCTGGGGAGACTGTTGCATCATCGTAAGAAGCTGGGTCTGAAAAGCAGGATCATAGAAGACCTCGTCGATCCACTCCACCCCCAACTCCTTCGCCATCCTGGTGACGAATTTCTGGAACGAGAAAGGAGTCTGCATTTGCTGGCAGACCATCGCAGCTTGAGCCGCTGCCGGGATAATCTTACCCGCGAACACCAGCATCTTCTCAAGTCTTTGAGCTGGATCGAGTCGAGACATGGATTTCTCTTCGATGCTGTAACTAAAATCTACAAACTCTCCGCGACGCATTTCAGGCGTTAAGACAATTTGCCGTTCTTCCTTTCTTGGGGGAATCGACACTGGGCCTTCTGGACTCTGCTCCACACGACCCGGAACTTCGACCTGACGAATCAGGGGCATCGAAATCAGAGGGTCAGTGTGAAGGTACCACGCCAATTTCTCGTGGATCTGCCGGGTTCCGATGTAAACCAAATCCCGCATATCCTCGACACGAACGGAAGCATTCCCTTGGAGGATGTTGGCCTGAGTCGCTGTATTTGCATCCGATTTGTATCCACCAATCTGTTCGGTATTGCCGGTTGCCATATTGAACCAATGAGACAACTGTGCGATGTGCGATTCGTTAGAATGCTGCTGCCCACCGAAAGAGTAGATCTTTGCGCCGTCTGGGTCCGTGATGCCGATAGCGTCACCATCACCTGCGTCGATAATAGACTGGGCATCATCCGCTGCCGATGGCCTGTACCCCAGGATGTCCTTCTGGCGCTCTGCCTGGTCCATGATCTTCTTCATCATCCGATTCGATGCGATATGAAGATCGTACCAGATCCCCACCGGAGCAATGGGCATGGGGTTGTTGGGCATTGGCGGTGTTAGAGCCAGATAAGTGTACGGTCCTTCCTCGGGGCCGTCGTAATCTTCTGTGCGAAGATATTCGTCCAACACAACGGGACCGGCTGGTATCGTTATGATGGCCTGAGCCGCAGGCACCCACAATTCCCGAAGGATAATGTCATCTTGAAGATCCATAGCCCGGTCATTGGCGATAGTTTGATGAGAAATCATCTCCACTTCTCGCTGATTACCAGGCCTCTGCCACGCTGACGGAAGCTTCTCGACCAAATCGTTCTTGTAGCGACCGGAATCAAGCACCATCTTTCGCGGAACACGCACACGGTGCCCCACAAAACTTCGCTCCTGGATTCTACGTACCTTGGGATCGAGGATGAAATCGTCGAAGTCAACGACAGTCGCGTATGGTGTGCCGGGGTCAATCTGCTCATCATCCGAGAAAGTTACCGTATCCCTGCTGGTAGCGATCCCAGTCTTCATAATCCCCAGAGCGAAGAAAGAGTCCACGATCCACCGTCGTAACTCGGAACGGAGGTCAATCTCTCGCCCAAGATGATCTAAGGCGAGGGCCATCGTTTCCGCGTAATTCCGGTAGGCGGTGTACCGCGAAGTAACGACAGCCTTCGGAAAGTTGGTGACAAGGTTGGGAACGAGAGTCGAGATTGCGTTGAAGACCATGTTCAACGGCTCATCGCCGACTCTCGATTTCTCACGGTCGTAAAACTGTCCAGCAAAGGCTTTCAGAAAGAGGAGACGAGCGGCGCGAAAATTTTTCAAACGGTTCTCCCCGATCTGAACGGCTCGGGTCATCCGTCTCACCGTAAGTTGTGTTGAGGCCATATTTATCCTCGTCGATTAGTTATCGCTGGTTCCCCCGAAGAGAAATCAACGGTAGATCCCCATTTTACCACAGTTCCCTGCTTTTTGGCAAGGGCTACTTTTCGTCGATGAGCGACAGAACGCTCCGGAGGGACCGGATCTGCGGTCTTGGATGCAGGAACATCTTCGAGACCCAGAAGGAGAAGGGCGTCGGCGATGACACGGTCGCCGTGAGTTTTTCGGGCCGATTCGGACTCTTTGACGAACTCTGCCGGGCCGAGTCCGCCATTCGTGTAATAGACGTAACTCAGGGCTTCCTCTAAGGCTCTTCCTGAGTGGTTGACGATCCCACCGTGGGCATACGCTGCTCGCAAAACACCGAGTAGCTGCTCTTTCTTTTCCTTGCTGCTATGCCAACCATATTTCTTGGTGGTTTTCTCGCGTTCAGTTCCACTGGCTTTGGCGCGGTAGTAGTTCGGATACTTGAGAATCTTGACGAACTGCCGCCCGAAATCCCAACCAGGTCCGTTCGCCTCCCAGATGACCAGGGGCCGTCCGCCATTCTTGGCGCCACCGAACCACAACGCACTGGCCGCCGCGACCTCCGCCAATTCATACGGCGGCACCAGTGCATCCGCGTACTCCGCGATCTTCTCACGGGTCTCCACGCAGATGACAGAGATCACCGAGTTCGAGGCACCCTGGCCCTTGGAGACATCAATCCCGAAGATATAATTCTTGGTCTGGTCAGGTCGTCCGCCAGTATTAGCCAGCCAGAATTTCCACGATCCCGCGTGAGAGACCTGGATCTGATTCAACTGCCGTCGCGCGATAATTCCCGGCATCGCATCCTGGGCGACACCCTTGGCGAATTTGATATTCCGGGTGAAGATCGGCGGGCGAGCAAACAGTGCCTTGTGCTGTTCAAGCGGGTAGCTCTCGAAGAAGGTCGAACCCGAGGCCAGATCGTCGCGGTCAAGTTCCTGGGCCATCTCCTGGGGGGATCGACGTTCGGCCTCTTTGTCATAGTACGGAGACCGGATCTTCCAAGCCTGGGTGACTTCGTCTCTCACCACGTAGCGGCCTATGCCCTTTTCGGGATGCTCCCACCAAGGCATGACAAAGACTTTGATTTGACCGGACTTCTTCCACTTGCTGTACTCAGTTCCCGCACCTGCTGGAGTGGAATTAACAAGACGAGAGGAAGTGACATCGGAAGTCGCCCAGCGAATCTTGGTGTCCTGCTCCACCTTGGCAAACTCATCCAACAACACCCCACGTCGCCGGTCGCCAGACGCAGCATTCGCGTTGGTACTTTCGCCGTCGATCCTGCTACCATTAGCCAGATTGGTGAAGTGCAACGTGATGTCGTTGATCGGGGGCAACATCCACTCTGGCAACCATTTTCGGATATAGCGATGCTTCCAGAAAAGAGACTTCGGGTTGTTTGCTTTATCGACGTAGTCTTCTGAGCGGGACATTTCCAGGAACATCGAATCAGGCCGGAAGAGAAACTGATGCTCAAAGACAAGAATGTGATCCCAGGAAGCGCCCATATCACGAGCTTTGTCCGTCAGCAGATCGTGCCCATCCTCGATGGCTTCCTCGATCTCCGTCAGATGCCGGTCCTGGACCTCCCACGTCACAAACGGCGCGTGAGTGCCCTCGGGTATGACGTTCTGCTTGTGCCCCGTCTCGTCTATTTGGTGGAGTTTGAAGGTGAAGGCAAAGGCGTTCGTCCAGAACAAAAGAGAATCTCGACACGCCACCCACAGGTCTTCTTGCAAAGCCGGGTCATCCTCAGCCGCCGCGAGCAGTCTACCTCGCCATAGGAGATTCTCCGTCACGCCCTTGGGTACCTTGAGGCCGGTCTTGGGGCAGGTCCAAAACTCCGGGACATTTGGAAACGGCTCCACCAAAACGGGCTTCGCGTCAACGCCCCGTACTGGAATGAGTGGAGGAGGTTTAAGCATTCTCAAGCGGTTCCTTGTCAGAGATTGCGTTGATCTTTGCTTTACCCATGTCAGACACCCTCTCTGTCAACGAGTGTGCGCCTTCCTCAACGACGGCCAACGGGATCTTGCCCTCGATGCGGTTGTAGAGTAAATCTACCGCCCAAGTCGCGGGGCGATGTTGAACCTTCTTATCCGGATCATCGGGATTCTGTTCCTCGAACCCAAGAGCATGTTTCCACACCAACGCCGCCAGAGCTTGTGCCTTGGTGACAAGGTTGCCGTCCTCATCCATCGTCTCGATGTCCAGCGCAAGCATCCGCAGATACTTCGAGAGAATCGCCCCAGTCGGAGCCTTCACCTTTTTCTTCTTGGGGGGCATCTTAGGTGAAATCTCCTGTATACGCTCGATACATTTGCTCTGCCGCTTGCATAACAGGCATTTTTCCGACGCCGGTACAAAGGCCGGGCACCACGATCAGAACGTCATTATTGTGGCGTAGAATCGCCTGCATGGCAAGATAGGCGTTCTTCGTTTCACTCACATCCTGAGCGATTCGCATAGTAGGCACGTACCGGATAAAGGCGAACTTGGCACCCCCCGAAGGCTCCCCGGTGGAGGCAAGAACTGAGTCCCCTATTGGAAGATCTCTTCCTAACTCCTCGATTGCCTGTTGTACCCGAACTTCGACACCAGGGAATTGCCTGGCAATTGCAAGATCCAACCCACCCGACATGAGACCCACTGAATTTCCGGGGGCTACCAGTACTGACGCTGGCACATTGAACACGCTCTTATGAACGATTGGAACCCGTAATCCGAAATATACTCGCCACGCGGCAACCATTTCGACGTTCGTGTCACAGAGGAGTATCATTAGGTGATGTTCCCGCGAATGATGCAGACATTCAAACCGTCCTCATGTCCGAAATACTTCAAGGCACATTGCCGCTGACAGATATGCGGTGTTTTGTATTGTAGGTTGATAGACCCAACCTTCAACAGACGTCCTTTGGCGACCCTTCTTCCGGGGCTGTCTTCGCCTTCTACCAGGGCGTACTCGGAATCTTTTTCCTGGGAGAGAAATACATCGGTGATACGAAGTTCGTCATTTGCGTCGAGTTCGATTTCTCGTAAGCCACCCTGAGCCGCCATCGAGATAGTGTCATCTAATACCGTATCTGGATCAACTAGGAGTGGACTATCAATGTAGATAACCCTAGACGAGAAAACTTCGGTGATTACACGGGAACCATTCTCGGCAAACAAGATAGTGCTTCCCGTCATTGCTTGGATGAAAGGAGAAGCACCCACAGCCAAGATCCGCGTCGGGTTATCAGACCCAGTTGAAACTGGAACACCCGTCACGACCGCCCAACCGGACGTTACGGCGTACAACTTGACATCTATTCCTTCCGAGGCATCACCATCGAGGATGGCTTCGCCACGTACTGATCCTTGGATTGGATTCATCATTCATCTCCTGCTATGACGACTTCCGCCATTTGATAAAGTTTCTCACGTTAAAGCCGAGGGCCAGGGCCGCGATTGTCACCAGGCCGTAGAGCCGAGTTGTGACTCCGATATACACCCAGAGGAGGTCTCCGGCCATATTCACCAGGAACCCAAACCGACGTCTGTTGCCGATGGAGTACGACCCGAATAACTCGAAGCCTCCGGCTATAAAATCAATCACGTACTATCTCCCGATCCACTTTAAGGAGGCTGATAGCTGTAATAGCCCCTCGCACAATGGCAACGTAATCAGTCTCATCCTGCTGGGCTGTCTCGTCGTCGGTGAGCCATTGGCGAATGGTCACGCTTTTCTCACCGATTTCAGTGATACGACCCCAAACCTTACAGGGAAAGACCTTGGAACCACCGGAAACATGGTCAAGAAAATATACTACAACGATACGACCAACCAGTTCTTGTGGGAGGTCCATGACTATGCCTTTATTTCGAGATAAAGCCCTGGATCAGGCAGGAACTCACGTTGGAGGCCGACCCGGCGAACTTGGGCACGACGCCCAGGGGGCACGCGTACGGCTCAGAGTAGTGGTGCTCCAGGTGAGCGAATGTCGTAGTCGCCTCGGCCACGATTCGCCGACCGGCCACGTCGGTGTCGGCCACCAGGCGGACCTCGGCTGCGGATTCAGTAGCGATGACATAGTCCGTGATGGACAAGAACTCATCGGCGGCCAGTGTTCGCACCGCCACACCGCCAGCGGTATAGAGCACAAGGACGGTGAGGGTTGAGGAATCTCCATCCGTTACCAACTCGCCGTGTACGGGATCTCCACGTAGCATAAGTGTTCTCCAGTTGTCTGTTAGGAGTCTCTGAGCTTCTATTATGCCATATATTGGTGGTTCTGTCAAGGGCAATTAAAGTTTGGATTCAAAATTCCAAGTCATCTCGCCTATGATGGTGTAAGGGACTCCACACCTCGCGGGCGGGAGGTGCCACCGGGGGGCTCGGCCTGGGAACGTACGTGTGGATGAACGTACGTCTGCACGGGCGTACGTCTGCATGGGCATGGGCTTGCCGACAAGGGCTCGGGAGAGATATTCACAAAAAACATTTGCTTGGGCATGATCCATGTTGTATGGTGTTTGTGAAGGAGAACAGACAATGAAGATCAGACTGATCGTACCGAATAACAATCATGTGTCGCCCGTGCAAGCGTACGGCAAGGCAATCGCCGACATCACCGGAGGTTTTACGGCAACACAAGCGACTGGAGGCTGGAAAAACGACTACAACGTCTTGATTGTCGAACCTGTGATTGTATTCGATTGCGCAGTTGAAGGATACCAGAATCGTGGTATCGAGATTCTATTCCGCGCCCTTGCAAAGACCATTGCACAAGACCGAAAACAAACATGCGTGTATCTGGAGATTGACGGCGTAGTCGAATACGTGACGCAGTAGCGCTTGGCGGACGTGAGGCGCCCGCGGTTCATGCCGGACCACGAGCGCCTTGTTTACAATCAATACGTTGTAAGTACATTGTTGTAACCAGAAAATAGTGTGAGTATTGGCAAGAGTTTACAGGCGCCTAAAATGTTACAACTCCAAATTAGACAGGCTATCTATTGCAAGGGTAGGGGTTTACGTCATAACTAGACACTACTAGACAGCGTACTGTCTAGGCTTATCTATCATAATGACAAGGGTTTATATCGCAACTAGACACACTAGACACATTGAACCCTATTGTAGCTACTACTAATATATTAATAGTTGTATTAGATAAGTAATAAGAACATAAGATATTCTCTGGAAAAATACTAACCTGTCAAACGTGTCAATAGTGTCTAGGTACGTGTAACATGGAGGATAAACCCTTACTACTACTCATTCTCTTCCTAGACACTATCCTAGACAGATTATTCTCGTTTCGCTTATAACCCGACTAATCTGTCTAAAGATTTGTTTTCCGGTCAAACGTAACGTAGACTCCCAATAGAACAGTTGACAATCGAATAAGCCCCGATAGCTCAAATTGGCGAGAGTATCATCTGCCAGCGTGACGGCGCAAGACCGGATACAGGCCACCATGCGACGGTATGGCGGGCGGCAAACAGTCGGTGGATGAAGATGTAGGTTCGATGCCTGCTCGGGGTGTTTGCTTTTCAATGATTTGTATTGTAGACTGCATGTGAAGGGAGAATGATATGACACAAATAGCAATCGAACGTGGTGGAGCATACGCACCATGTAGTTACATCATCTGCAAGGTGATTGACGGTGACTGGAACGAGCGCGATGATAAGAATACTGTTTTAGTTCAGACCGATTGGGAGTTTCCGGGTGTCGCCAGTGCTTTCGGTTTTACACCCTGCGACTGTGGGGAAACTGATGGCACGGTGGATTGCCCGCACAAGACTGCAACAGAGATGATAACGGCAGCAGCAGAGTATCTCGATGACTGCGAAGGAAAAGTAGTCGATGATCCGGGCTACTTCGAGGAGCAGACATGAAAGCAGACATGACCATCACTCGCAAGCGCCTATCGGCATGGTGCGACCTATTGACTGCCGAACAGATTGCATGGGGAAAGACGTGGTATCCGCGTGCCCATGCGTTTGCGGAGGAGTTATCTGAGAAGTACAACATTCCGCTGGACCGCGTGGTCGGCGTCATTGCCTGCCTGTCGGTCCAATGTCGATGGGATGTGAATCAGCGCAACGCGGAGGCGCTCTGCCGGGCATTCTCTGAGGAGATCGACCTCGAATCAGTCACAGTAGCGACGTATGGTGCGCAGAAAGATAAGGCAATCGCTATCCTCCATGCCGGATTTGACGCCGACATCCATACGATGATCGGTACCAAATATGCTTGCAAAACATCCGCATTCTACTGCAACATCCTTCATCCAGACGGTTCATTTGTCACTATCGACCGATGGATTTTTCGTGGCCTGGACCTGGAGGATGTGTGCAGTGGAGGTAATCGCTACGTCGCCTTGTACCGGCGCCTGGTCAAGATATTCCAAGAGGAAGCTGCCCGGCGTAAGATGTGCCCCTGTGAGTTGCAGGCCGCCGTCTGGTGCTGCATTCAGCAGACGGCAGACCGTGAATCATGGGGAAAACTGCGAAACGACGAAAATAGCTCTTGCGTACCAGAAGGCCACCGATGACCTGCGAAGCGATTTCCAACACGACATTGCCAATGCGTACCTGGACCTCCTCCAGCACGACTACAAATACCTGGTTAGTAAAGAGGCCATCGTCGAGACGTTGCAGGCGAACGAATACGACCTGACCGAAGACGGCAAGATTTTCTGAGGAGAATCAGATATGACCAAACAAGAATTTACTGCGGCGCTTGCAATCGCCAAGAGTGATGATGACCTTCGGCCAGTAAACATAGATGTGTTCAACGGGTATGGACTCACAGGATTCAAGCTGGTCTATGTCACCATAGAGCAGATCGCCAGATTGATTCGATGGCAGGCCGGTCGATTCGACGGGCAGTGGGATTCAACTGAGATCAATGAAATTGGTAGATTAGGCCGACGCCTATTCCGGGTTATCGGCTAAGGAGGTAGGTATGAATACGCAGATAGAAAAGACCTATGGTTGCGAGGATTGTGTGTATTTCGAGCAGCATGATGACAGATGGTGCAATCTCTGGGATGTAGCGGTCAACGCGCCTGATGACTCCCATTGTGAATCGTTGAAGCTGCGGAAGAAGGACCAGACATGAACGAACCGACAGACAGGCGGATCATGTGGTACGTGATCCTTGCATTCTTGTGCATGTGTTAGAGGAGAATCAGACATGAAGATTTTCAGACTACTCACACTCTCAGAGAACACAAACAGCTTTGGCCTACGGAGCGCCATACTGGTCACACAAAATGGAGAAGTGTGGAAGGTGTTATCCAGCGAACCGAACTGCCCGAAGCCGGACATCGGCTATAAGGTCCATGGCTACGAATTCGGTTCTCACGGATGGGAGTGCGCGGAACCTCTTCCCGATCCGCCTCCCAGGGAGAAGAAGGCGATACTCGAACAGGTGTGGCCCGACGCCGAACCCGAGGAACCGACACCCGTACGTTCTCTCGGTCCACTTAACCAGAAGGCTGCTCGGGTGCGAGAATTTGCCATCGACCTCATGGCCGACCTGGAGGCCGATCAGCACTACGACGGTCTGAGTGACCTCGCCCAGGGGTGTCTCTTCGCACATGCACGTACCATCGTGCATCAGCTATCGAGTGTTGTCAGAATGATCGAGAAAAACCGATATTAGATTTGCTTTCGCCTCAAAAATGTCGTACACTGCTTTTAGAAGGAGACTGAAATGAACCTACAAGACAGAATGCTGGAGATGCTGGGGCGGGTATACAATGTTCCAAATGATTGCCTTGTTGACAAGGCTCGTCAACGTAGGGCAGAACAGATTAAAGAACTCATTGCTGAGGGACAGAAAGACTGTAGACGCCGTGCCCGAGGCGAGGTGCCCCGTAAGACCTACGGCAAGCAGGCATTCACCCCCGAGGTGCCGCCGATTGTCCTGGCTGATGATGATCCGTTGATGCTGACTCCAGAAGGTGAGGCAGTGGTAGACGGGCACAACCTGGGTGACGCTGAAACCGCCCGATAGATTTGACAACCGAATAATGCTGGCGTGAATGTGGAAGTCCCTGCCGACTGTGGCTCTACATCCGCACGCACCGAAACATCACGTCAGCACTGCTCATGTCGTCGCCGGTTCCTCCTCCTCCTTCCTGGCGACGGCGTAGTGGTGGCCCTGGCGGAGATCGGTCGGCTCACCGATCAGCAGGTTCGATTCCTGGTTGGCCACCAATGATGTACCAACCTATTAGGAGAAACGAAATGTCGATAGAGATTTATGGCGAAACTCCGCCCCCCAAAGAAGAGGAACTGCTACGGCTACGGCTGGTAAGAGAAGGTG